ATCGTGGAGCCAGCTGGCACTTTGGGAAAAGTCGCCGTACGAATACGCGAAAGCTTATATTTACAGCGACGAACGAGTGGCAACGAATCCGCTCATGGAACTCGGCAAAGAGCTCGCGGAGGCATTAGAGCGGGATGATTGGGGTAAGGAGGAAGCGCCTGATATTGAACTGGCACGGATCCTCCTGCCCTCGTATCCGGAGCGGGAAGTCGAATTAAAAGGCAAGGTGCGGAGCGTGCCGATCCTCGGAAAACTGGATGGCTTTGATCGGACGCTCCTGCGCCTCGGCGAGTTCAAAACAGGAAGGGCACCGTGGAATCAAAAAAGAGTGGACGAGTTCGGGCAGTTGAGCTTTTACGCACTCCTGATCTATCAAAACTTCGGGAAGCTCCCGAATGAGATTCAACTCCACTGGGTGCCATCGGAATACGACGAGGAAGGCGAGTTGAAACTCACCGGCGACATTCAGACGTTTGAAACCCGCCGGACAATGAAGGATTTGCTGAATATTAGTGTCAGGATTGAAAGGGCGTGGAAAGGCATCGTGGAAATGTGCGCCGAGGAACTGCCGGCGTTAGGTCGCTGATAAAAACTGGCAGGTACGAAAAAAAAGAGATACAATAAAAACAATGGAAAAAAACTCATCAATCCTCCCGAACACAACGCAGGTGCCTCACATAATAATTCGTGAATGGATGCCCCTCCTCAAAGACGTCGAACTTAGAGTGCTTCTGGTTATAACAGATCAAACGCTCGGCTGGATCGAGGACATAGCAACAGGGCGCCGGAAGGAGGAGGACTGGATCGCACATTCACAACTGGTAAGGAAAACCGGAAGGAGTACAAGGGCGATCTCGTATGCGATTAGGAAGCTCGCCGACGAATTGAACATCATCGAGGTTTATGACGAACAGAAAAACATCCTTGATTCGGCAGCGAAACGGATGAAATGCGGCGATAAGCTGTTCTACCGGCTCGCTCTCAAACATCCGCAGCCAACACTCTTTGATACCTCCGCAAAAAGTGCTGGGGTAGCTAAAAAAGAGGAACCCCTGCAAAAAGTGCGGGCGCAAAAAGTGCGGGCTACAAAAGAAACCGTTCCTACAAAAGCTAATATGCGAACGGCGAAAACGCCGTCCGCTCACAGGCAATTTATGGTCTTTTGGAACGATGAAGTGGCAAGAGCAAGAGGCATCAAAGCGATCATCACCGGAAAAGACGGAAAGAACCTCAAGCGGGTGATTGATCTAGGTGTTAGCCAGCAAACACTTGAGCAGGCGGCGGTTTATTTCCTCAACGATTACGGATTCAGGAAGTTCGCGCCGAGCATCAGCACGTTTCTCTCGGCTGGGATTTTGAACGGGCTTCTTGATCGGATGAGGAACGATCCGGACTTCTGGAAAAAACTCGACGGCTACACGGTTAAAAGCGGCAGAGTCATCACTCGCACGACTGACTTTGCGGCTCAACTTGAAAAACTACGGGCAGGATTCGTGATGCCGATCTCGCCTCAAGAGCGTGCGAGAATAGTCGAGGAGGTCGCCTCGGCAGAACGGGCAATAAAATAAAAAACATGGCAAAACAACTTCACGAAGGAGCAATTCAAGGCGGAAAGATCAGGGACATGCTAATTCATGAGTTTCGTCTCGATCATGAAAGCGCCGAATCGCTTATCAGGAAATGGTTCCCGAACCTCACCGGCGACCGGAGATATTGTGCGAACTGCGGCGCAAGCATGGTAGAGGAGATTTATTCACTGAATTGTCTCGATGCGGTTTTGATTATAAAAATGGGCGAAGCAGTACGCGAGCGCGTGCGTAAGAACATACCATTCACGGAAGCAAACCAAGTTCACGTGCCGACGCTCGCGACAACGGATGCGATCAGGCATCGGACAACGAAGTGCGCGAAGCTCGGACTGGTAGCAAAGGTTATAGGATCAGACGGGAAACAAGTAAAAGGACGCTGGCTTATCACGGCACGTGGCTGGGCATTCCTCCGCGGGGAACCTGTGCCGAAGCGCGTGGCGGTATGGCGCGGCAGGATTCAGGAACGCTTTAATGAAACGACGACAATCGATCAAGCACTCAAGACACGTGCTGAAGTAGTGCAAAGGTCGCGGGATCTCGACCGAATCGAGAACAAGGACATCCGGAACATAGCGACAGAGTACCGGCGCGAGGACTGGTTTGAGTTCGGTAAGACGAGGGAGGGTGCGCTTCTCTAAAGAACATAATTAAGATAAAGAGATGAAAAAAGAAAAGCATGTCAGATATTTTCAAATCTGTCCTCATTGCGGAGATGACGCATGGGAATACGTAAAAAAACCATATACTGGTATGCTTTTAACCGATAAAAGCATTATCCATTCAGGTAATCCATTAGCTGGAGATCCAATAAGTTGCCAGAAGTGCCACAAACCCATTCATGCTTCGCAATGCAATAAGAATACTTTGCGGGAAAAAAAATATATATGAAAACTTTAATCCAAATACTTGAGGAGGAGCTCAAAAGCGAAAAGCACCGGACTATTCAAATCTCGGAACTCAACACGCCGGAACTGGCAAATCAGGTGAACGCATTCTGGTTGCGAGTAGAGAATCGCATGCGCGAGGATCCGGCGGTGAAGCGACTCGCGGAGCTGGCATCGTTCTCGACGACGATTCTGATGTCGGCAATCCCGCGCGAGCAATTTTCATTCGCATTCCAGCGGCTATTCGTCGAGATGATTTCAATCTGGGAGGACGCAAATAATCGCTTCAACGAGCAACTCAAAGGTCAACCGAATAGCGAAACAAAGATATGACACAGTTCAAGTTTATCATCAAAGGCAATCAGGAAAAGCCGGATGGCAACCCGATCCCGTATCATAGGGCAACGCAGGGGAGCTTCTGGAATCCCGCGAACCGGAGATACCATGCATGGAAGGATTATGTCAGGCGGGAGTTCGGATCGCAGGTATTCGGCAATAAGTCGGTAAAAGTGACATCGCACAACGCTGATGATGTGTTCAGGATGACGGGCAGGATAATGAAAAATGAAAGTCCAATTGTGATTCCGAAAGGCAGTGAGGCGCGAATGGATATCTGGATTTGGTGGGCGAATGGGGCGCACGCAGACGCGGATAATGTTTTCAAGGGTATCGCAGATGCGCTATTTGAAAATGACAAGGATCTTACAGCCGGCAGCTTTGAAAGCATGGTAGCACCGGACAAGAAAGGTCGAGTGGACGTAATAATAAAAATCGAACCATGAAAAAACAACAAATCATCGAAAGCGTCAAAGAGGCGGCGGGAATTGAGATGTCAGCGAGAAAAAAGGTCGTGTTCAAAATTGCGAAAGCATTCAAAGAAGCAGTCAGGTAAATGAGCAGTGCTAAAAAGGAACGGAGGATCTGCTCTCGGTGCGGCAGACAATACCGGACGAAAAACAAAGCACCGAACGAACCCGCCGTCTGCGGGGAATGCAAAAAGTCGCAAAACAAAACTAAAAACCAATGATAGGATTTATTAGAAAAAAGATCGCGAAGTTTCTTCTGGTAGGGCAGCTTGAACGGGATGCTTACCAGCAGGAAATGAACGCGGCATACGACGAGCAAGTTATCGATGATCTTAAAGAAAAGATTGCCGAGCACCGGCAGGAAATCGAAAAACTCGAGCCGCAAATTGAGGAGCTTAAAAATGCACACGAATACGAGAAGCGGGAAAAGCGAAAGAAACTCGAAGGCAACAAAGCAGAGCGCGAGAAGGTTATCAAGAGCATCGAGGACATGATCGCGCGGGTGATTCAGGCGGCATCGAACGAAAGGCAAAAAGCGGCGCAAAGTCGGCACCGCGCGGCATTTATCAGGAAAAAGTTCTAATCATGACCAAAAAAGAGTATAAAAAAATAACTAAAAAGGACATAGAATATTACGAAAAGAATGGGGGGGCAGTTATTCAAAGCGAGCAGGAACGCGCCGTCATCTTAGCGGAAAGAGTCAAATTACTTTTCAGCTTCTGTGCAGATCTCATACCGGACAAGGATCTACTCAAAAAAGTATTAAAGCAAGCACAGGATAGGCAGAGTTTCGCATTGTCAGCAGCTCCGATACTCGGAGCATTCGGTATGGATTACGAGGAGCATGAAATCGAAGCACGGATTCGGAAGGAAAGAGCGGACGCACTTTTGAACCTTATCACGACGCTCGAAAAGACCGAGAAGGATCGTGCGGAGTTTAAGGAAAAGCAGGCAGAAAAACAAAAGGGCGCGGAACAACTAAGAAGGATACTCGGAGCATGAGGATTGTTTCATTCATCAGAAAAACGGCAGGAGGACGGCACGCATGGTACGAAACGGATGAAGGATTCAGGATTCGGAAGCCACTCGAAGTAATGAACATTCTGACACCGGAGGAACGAGTAAGTGGCATTATTCCTCAAAAAGACGGGCAGGCAATGACGCCAAAAGCACCACAGGTCGGGTGGTGGGTAAGATTAAAAAGCTGGTTCAAAAAACTATGGAAATCAAAAAAGTAGCAATTAAAGACCTCAGACCGGCAGAGTACAATCCTCGGAAAAGAACCGAGCACGTTTTGAAAACGGTCAGGGAAAGCATCAAGGATTATGGATTTATTCAGCCGGTAGTGATTAACAACCACGAATGTCCGGAGTGTGGCGACAGGCGCGGAGTCATTATTGGAGGACATCGGAGGTTAGACGCGGCAAGAGCAGAGGGTATGACGGAGGTCGAGGTGGTGGAATTGAATCTACACATCAAAGACGAGAAGGTGGCGAACCTCCGCTTCAACGCTCAGGAGGAGTTCAAAAAGCACGAACTCGCGGCGATGATCGAGGAACTCAGTAAAATGGATCTCACAGCAACGCAGACGCTCGGATTTAGCACGAAAGAAATCACAGAGCTTTTATTCGCCGCTCGCTACACCGGAAACAAGGCGGCAGGCATTCTGCGGGAAAAGTTTTTGATACCGCCATTTTCTATTTTTGATTCAAAGCAGGAATACTGGCAACGCCGGAAAAAACTCTGGATCGAAGCGCTCGGTGATATGGCGGAAACGCGGGAAGCGAAGCTCGCCGGCAGAGGCAGTAATCTCCTGATGATGGGGACGAATTCGGGCGTGAGTATTTTTGATCCGGTATTAAGCGAGGTTATCTTTTCATGGTTTATACCGGAGGACGGCGGCAGTGTGTTAGATCCATTCGCCGGAAGTTTAGCACGTGGCGGAGTGGCGGCGGTGTTGGGTTACCGATATACCGGCATTGAGATTCGGAAGGAGCAGATAGAGGTGAACGAGCGCGGGCTTCAGGAACTCGGCGAGGAGATCGCAAAGCGGGCGAAATACATCCTCGGGGATGCAAACGACATAAAAAAGCTCGTGCCGGACGATGAAAAGTTTGATTTAATTTTCACCAGCCCGCCGTATTACGACTTAGAGGTTTATAGCGACAAGGCGGCGGATCTCAGTGCCAAGCCGAGCTACAAAGAGTTTATGGAGGGGTATGAGCGGATCTTTACACACGCCGCGGAGCATTTGAAACCGAACCGCTTCATCGTGCTCGAGATCGGTGACATTAGGGATGAGCAGGGATTCTACCGGAACTTCATCGGGGACAACGTGGCGATGTTCGGACGCCTCGGATTCAAACTCTACAACGAAATAATTTATGCACAGATGCTCGCGACCGCGCCGCACAGGGCGGAAAGGAACATGAGGACGCGAAAGGTTGTAAAGACGCATCAGAACATCATGACATTCTACAAAGGCGATCCTTCACTTCTCAAGAACCCGCAGACGCTGGAGGTCCATCGGAAAGTGCTCGCATTCTTTAGGGGCGAGGTGGACGAAATAAAAAAGGACTTCAAGACACCGACACCAATCCAGCATGACATCGTGGGGAAGTTAAAGGGCGAGCGCGAAGGAATTATCGAACAAGACGAATGAAACAAACCATCTATCTAAAAAGCAGCGAAACGATGCCAGAAGTACCGGACGGCTCGATCTCATTAGTGGTTACGCATCCGCCATTCACCCAGACGGACGCAGAGTACAAAAACATCACACGGGTCGTCTTTGCTGAGGCGTTCAAGAAGCTCAAGAACAATTCGGTTCTGGTGAGCGTGAATCACGACCGAAAAAACCTCGGAGCATTACCACGACATTTAATTGTTTATCAAAGTGCAATTCATTCCGGCTTTGAGCCATACGATCATAAAATCTGGCATCGGCAGAATAGCAACAATTTATTCAGGAAAACATTCGGGCACATCTGGTTTTTCTCAAAAGGCAAACCATACCGAAGCACACAACTCAAGGACTTTTTCAACGACGTGTGGTTTCTGCCGGACAGCATGAAGCGCGGCGATTTCAAGGATGCATTTCATCAGGCAATTCCACTGTGGTGCATCAGGGTATTCACAAAGGAAGGCGACACGATTCTCGATCCGTTTGTCGGGTCTGGAACGACGCTCAAAGCAGCCGAGCAGGAAGGGCGGAATGGCATCGGTTACGAGATCGATCCGAAATTAAAAGAACACTATCCAGCAAATTGGGAAATCTATGCCGAAACAAACACAGGAGCAAATTGAATACTACAAGGAGCGCATCCGAACGATGATGACAATCGTTCCGAGAGCAACTAACCTCGCCATTCAGCGTGCGCTTGAAAGCGATCCAGAGGATCCCTTAAAACTCGATCGGCACTTCATCGCGAAATTAATAAGAAAGATACGCGAGGAGAGGAAGCACAGGTTTGTCGGCGAGCAGGCAGAGCGGGCACTCGCCGAATTTCAAGATAAAAAGAACGCGATCGTTGAGCAGATGTGGAAAATACTGCTCAGCCAGTCAGCTAAAGAGGACGTAAAGATTGCGGCGGCACGCACCATCCTCGAAGCCGAGGACAGGTTTTTATCAAAACAGATGGACGCCGGCATTTTTGAGCGCAATCTCGGCACAGTGAGATTCAAGGCGACACTAACCGAGGAGCGCAAGATCATGATCCTTCAGGCATTCAAAAACTGGGGAATCGTAAAGGGCGAGATCCCGCAACTCATCGAGGCGGCAAAGGAAGCGGAAAAAGGAAATGAAAAAAACAACTGAACCGCAATTTGAAATAAACCAGCTCGCCGGCATCTTAGAGGATCCAGAAATGCGCAAGGCAATCAGGAAAACCCTCAAGGGGTTCTGTTTGATTTATTTATCGCATTATTTTTATCTGCCGCCGGCGGAGTTCCACAGCGAAATGATGGACGATCTCAACAACAGCATCAGGTTCCTTGCGATAGAAGGATTCCGCGGCAGTGCCAAGAGCACGATCGCGGGGCTGGGATTGATCCTTTACGAAGCACTTGAAAAGCAGGAAAAGTTCATCGTGCCGATCAACGAAACGGATGACATCGCACGGCTCACAATCGCAAACATTAGGGCGGAGCTCCAGCAGAACGAACTCATCATTCAGGATTACGGAGATTTAATTCAAGGATCAAAGGGCACAACGAAGTTCACGGAAACAAACCTCGTTCTAAAAAACGGCGTCAGGATTATGGGCAGGAGTAGGGGGCAAAAGATTCGCGGACTTCGGCATCGGCAATATCGTCCGGGTTTGGTGGTGATTGACGATCCGGAGGAGCGCGAACGGGTTCAGAAAAAAGAGTACCGCGACAAAACCGAACGCTGGTTGCTCGGCGAAATCATGCCGGCAATCGAGGAAAGTAAGGCGCGGCTCATTGTTCTCGGCAACATGCTCCACACAGACTGCCTCATGGCGCGATTGAAACTCCACCCGCTCTTTGAACACCGGAGCTACCCGCTCGTTGCTGACGACGGACACGTCACATGGCTCGGAAAATATCCAACGAAGCAATCGCTCGAGGAACAGGAAATGAAAGTCGGCAGGACGGCATGGCTCCGAGAATATCTTTTGAAAGTCGTGCCACCGGAAGGGCAAGAGGTAAAAGAGGAATGGATTCAAAGATACAAACAGATCGACGGGCAGGTGTTAAATGCGGCTGTTGGTGTTGATCCGGCAATCAGTAAAAAAGAAACGGCGGACTTCACGGCAATGGTTGGCGGAGTACTTGGGGAAGTAGAAGGGCGACCAAAGATTTATGTACTCCCGAATCCAGTAAACATGAGATTGAGTTTTCACGAGACAATTCAGCAAGCAAAGAGTGAGAGTGCAATGATTAGTTTTTATTCGCTCCCGACATTTTTCTGGGAGGATGTGGCATACCAAAAAGCGGGAATCGAGGAAGCGCAACGGCAGGGATTGCCGGTGGTGCCGGTAAAGGTCGGGCAGGACAAGCGGGCGCGATTGAGGGCGGTGGCAACATTCATTCAAAACGGCACGGTTTTATTCCCAGAAAAGGGATGTGAGGATTTACTTGCGCAACTGCTCGGATTCGGCGTGGAGGATCACGATGATTTGGTGGATGCCTTCGTTCTCATGGTGCTCGGCTTGTCGAAGCAGGGCTTCGGATCGCAGGAAGCGATCGCACTCGTATGAACGGCAACGGAAACAAGGCAAGGATACTTAGGGAGATTTCGGCGGAGGATGACCAGTTTCTCACGATCCTTAAAAGCGTGAAGTTCGGGCAGGTGGAAAAGATTGAAATGCGGGAAGGGGCGATCCGGCGGTTTCGGCTTAGCTACGACATCAACCTCGACGACCTCGACGACGTCAGGAAAAAACTCGAGGAACTCAAGTCGATACCTCTTGATTAAAGTAACGTCGGGGGATTGTCACTCGTTATAATTTATGGTAGAGTAAAGCCATGCGCAAACACGATCCCACCGAACAATCCAAAAAGGCGATCAAGAGTCGCTGAGAAGGCAGGTGGGATTTTGTTTTGAGTTATCCACAGGCGAGGCGAAAACCAGTGTGGTATAATTAAAGCAAGTAGAGAAGCGTGCGAAGTTTGAAAAATTGTAGCAGCTCTCAGCGAAGCACGCACGGAGCTCGCAGCAAACCGGAAGTTAAACCGGTGAAACGCTGACGAGCTTTTATTTTTATAAACACAATGTCATTCATCGACATCGCACTCGAAAAGATCGGACTAATCAGGAAAGCGAACACGTCGCCGATTTTTGATACCTATCGAGGAGCGGACACTGTGACACTCTGGACTTCTCAGAAAAAGATCCCGTTTGAAAGAGCGATGGCGGTTTTCAATGGCTGGGTCTATGCGTGCATTAGAGCAATCGCAGAGGGCATCGCGGCGATCGAGTTCCGGCTCTTTGAAATTAGTAGTGACGGAAACCAAGAGGAAAAGTTTGACAGCGAACTGCTCGACATTTTGAATGCACCGAATGCTTATCAGACAGGAAACGAATTGAAATACAGAATCGCGGCACACCTCGAACAGACCGGCAACGCTTTTCTGCTTCTCGATGGAGTGAAAAGCGAAACCGACAAGCCGACGGGGATTTATGTTTTGAACCCGAAATACGTCAAGATAAAAATCGATGAAGGACGCCTTGTGAGTTACGAATACCGGACGACACGTGAAACGAAGGAGTACCAGCCGTACGAGATTATTCATTTCAAGTATCCCGATCCGGACGACGACGTGTACGGCATCGGCACGGTTCAGGCAATTGCACAATGGATCGACGCCGACAACTACGCAAGTGATTACAATAAGTCATTTTTCTTGAACGCGGCGCGACCGGACGCAATTTTGAAATCAGACACGGCGGTCACGGCGGATCAGCTGAAGTTTTTGAAAAAATCTTTTGAGGAGTTATACAAAGGGGTTCAGAATGCACACAAAGTGGTGGCGCTTCCGAAAGGCGCGGACTTCCAAGCGATCAACTGGAACATGAAAGACATGGACTTCCAGAACCTTCAGTTGGTCATGCGCGACAAAATCCTTGCCGGCTTCAGGGTGCCGAAAACGATTCTCGGAACAGCAGAAAGCGAAACGAACAGGGCGACGGCGGAAACGGCGAAATACATCTTCGCAGAGCGCACGCTCAAACCAAAGATGAGTTTGATCGTAACGACGCTCAACGAGTTTCTCACGCCACGCTATGGCGAGAATATCTTCCTCGACTTCACGAATCCCGTGCCGGAAAACGAGGAGGCGGAACGGCTCGAACGGCAGGCAGCGCTCGGCAATGCCCCGTACATGAGCGTCAACGAAGTGCGCGAGCAAGAGGGACTCCCGCCGATAGAAGGCGGCGACAGTGTCATGATCCCATTCAACTTCACGCCGCTCGGTAAACCGGCAGCGAAGGCAGCCAAGCCGCG